GACTCCGCTACCTGTAACTGGATTGTCAGGAAACTCAACACCATCTGTGACTGCCAAACGCTCAAGACTCGAAACGGCAGATAGAAGTCGAATTGCATTAGCTTGCCTTTCTTCCGTAGCGTCTGGATGAGCAATCCAGTCGCTGAAGTATTCGGCAAAGGAGATCATTTGACGTGTTCTTTAGCCCATGAGAACAATGCCCATACACCGGCAAGGAAGGCAGCAGTTGCGCCGATTATGGTTCCTATAATCTTGCTTCCCTTCCACAGCGCAACGAGTTCTGCGAGAGTTGGTTTAATTTCCGCTTCAGTCGCAATGTGAGCAACGATAACATCCCTGATCTCACGAAGCAGCGTATCCTGCGTGTCCATGCGGCGATGCAGATTTGTGACCTCATCAGAACCCATTTCTATTTCCCTTCTCCGATCTCTGTCGGGGATGTTGTTAATGTGTCCCGTAGTCAAATCCCGTGGCTTGCCCAACGTTTGGTCGTCCTGCTGATCCTGCTGCACTTGTTGTGTCAGATTGAACTCTGAATGTGATTGCGAATCGACCATTCAGTTTCCAACCAATCCCTGTCTGAAACAGAGATTTCTGGGTCGTTGAACTGCTCCAACGGAGACTCAAGAAAAAACATAGCGGAAAGCCAATCCTGACGAAGAACACGCTGTTGTAGAACAGAGAATCGTTCCCAGTTAGTCGCGGGAATAATGACCATGCTCCGTTCTCCTTGAATAGCCACGCAACGCCTACAGACTTAACGCTGTCGGTATCAATCAGAAATGGAAACTGATTGAGTAGATCGTCAGGATTTCCCTCTATGTTTTTCATGCTACTTGGAATGTGATTCCGTCAAGAGTGATGTATGTGTTATTCCCACCAGTAGGAATCACGTCTCCGTTTGTATAGTCGATGCTTATTAATGCCGCAGCAGGGCCGGAACACATAGCAGGTAATGACATATGCCCAGTAGTTGAATAGTATCCAGCAGGCAGCGTGAAGGCTTTAGCCCCCAATGTGCCGCTCAAGATAGCCCCCCTCAAATGCACTACACCTTGAGGGTCTTTGTAGTACCCAGCAGCACATGCTCCTCCAGCCAGATTCACCCATGAATTGCTGAATGAGCTTACTGCCGTCCATCCGGGGAACGTAGTTGTTACCGGCGTATAGCCTAGCGTACTTATAACGTCTGAGCTATTCGCGGCAGTAGTCCCGCCAGTTCCTGTTCCTTTCAGGATTGAACTTCCGCTGGTTGCTGCACAGTAATCCGATCCAACCGCAGCTATGGATAAGGCTCCAGTTGTCGTTGTGCTTTTAACGATGCCAGAAGCCAACGCGCTAGTTCCTGGTGAATAGTCAGTTCCTGATGTTGCGGCACTTATTGCCGTCCCGTTCCCCTTAAGAACACCTGTAATAGATGTTGTTAAAGTGATAGCAGGAGTAGTAGTTGGATTTGCTACAGTTCCTGAAAGGCCGTTTGCAGGAACAACAGATACTGTTGATACGCCACCACCACCACCACCCGCCCCAACATTTATAAGTGTCCCTGTTCCTATCCCACCAACCAACGGTTGATCAGCAGTTGATGATCCAGTGAACGTACATCCAATGAGATAAACAGTGACATTAGCATCAGTATTTATCATTAAACGAGCAACATTTGCTGTGTATGCGTTATACCCTCCAAACGTGCAGCCCATAAACACTAATGTTTGAGAAGTTCCCGCTCCACCAGTACATACAGCACGAATGTTGTTGGTTACATAGTTTGTTCCCGATACACGGTAGAAGCCACAGTTCTTGAATACTGTAACTACGTTCTTTGTTCCTTCATTAGTCAAGTTAACGTCAAATCCACCACCATTATTCTCAAACCAACAGGAGTCGAATGTTGCGCCTTGAGTTCCCTGTAGTCCATTGAAAACCAAGTCTACTCCACCTTTTACAGATACTCCATGCGTTCCATTTTCTTCAAAGTTGCATGAGTTAAATGTTATAGATGTTGCGTTACCTCCAGCAACGGCACAATAAGAATTGCTAATAATTCTTGAATTAGATATGGTAACTGCGTTGTTGTATGAAAATCCAGTTGAATATAATACGATTCCGTAAGTGTTATTGCTAAGGTGACAATTATCTATATTGCAAGAGACAACAGAATCAAGAACAAAAGCGTTTGCCATTCCTTGAACTCTGATGTTTGATAGATTGAAATACGCCGACGATTGAATCGTAAGTCCATTTACGTTAGATGCTGTCCCAAGCATGATCTCAAAATCAGATAGCTTGTACCACCCATCTGAACCGAATCCGCCGGCGGCATCACCAATAATTCTGAGCGCAGTGTGGTTGTTGTAGTCGGCTATCAGAACAGTGTTTCCGTGACCTCGCCCAGATATATTTACCTGTTTTGTAAATATGGTTCCAGTTGTTGCACTCGTATAGTCAAGTAAAAGTTCTGCGCTAGAGATACGATAAACGCCAGAAGGGATAACCGCAGTCCCTCCTGATGCTTTTACTGCTGTCAGCAGTGCTTGTATTGCAGCAGTATCATCTGTACCGGAACTTGCACCAATAGCTCCGGTAGCGGTTGCACCGTACTCTTTTGCATTAGGGTAGGTATTGATTAGGTTCGATGATGCAACCGATTTTGTTGTTGTCATTATTTATTCTCCTTCGTAATAAACGTCTTAATCATGACGCTACCCAAGTTCCAAACAGCGGCAGGACAAACCAATCGTATCCGCCATCACTGGCCTTAAATGAAGAAACTGAACATGATGCCCCTGTGGCATACCCAGAGGCTACCCCGACATATCCATTGTCCGATCCTGCGGTTCCAGATAGGTAAATCTTGTCCGTTGCTCCTGCTTTGAACTTGAAATATCTAGCCCGTACCGCAGGAAGAATGCAGACAAATGCGTATCCTGCTGCTGCCGTTGGAAGAGAAATTACACAGTCTGCGTCGGTCATACCGTAGTTCGACACGATAGTTCCAGACGCTTCCGCTGCCGTTAGGGGACTATCGGCGGAATCTGTTTTGAAGATTTCCTTATTTAAACCACGGATAGTACCGGGAGTCGTTTCGCCTATCGCTCCCGGAGCAGCTAGGTCAGAGGTCACACTTCCTACCGCCCACCCAATAACGACAATCTCATCACCTACAGTAGCTCCTAGAGCCAACGTAATAGATGTGGCAGTTGTCTCCGCATAGTCTGGGATAGTTAGCTTAACCCCATTTTTGAAAACAAGAATAGAATTTCCACCAACAGTGTAGCTAAAAGTAAGTGGGATAGTAGTCTGACCATCATAAGCAGATATTATCGTCTGAGGAATAAGAGCGTTTCCAGTTCCTAGAATACTATCAACAGACCATATCAGTGTATCTGTTGAGTCTTTCAGGACTAATTTGTATATCCCGTTAAGCCATACTTGACACTCACCTCTGGCATTCAGTATGACAGGATTAGTATTGGTTATTGTTCCAGAAGCATCTGTATATGTATCCTGTGGAGTAGATGTACCAGCCGCATAGGAATACAGCTTCCCTCCAACTAACGGAATACCGTTAGCATCGAAGAACTGCTGTACCGGAGTGGGGGTAAGTGTGGCTGACATTGTTTATTGCTCCTGTGCTGTTGCTTGAACCGCTCCACCAGTTCCCAAGGGCAACCAAGGGGCTGATCCGCGCATTGCATTGAGAACCTTGAACCGCTCTGAAGTCGGAAGCGTATTCAGCAGTTCGTTTGCTGATTTTCCAGACTTCATTCCCTCTGTTAAAACAGCCATTGTTTTACGATTTACGTTGTTTTCGATTGCTGACAAAAGGCTGTTTGTAACAGTTGCTGCACGATTGAATAGTGCGGGAATTCGGTATCCCATAAAATCTTTGTTGAGGATTCCTTGAAGCGGCGCTGCCCCTGCTTCTGCTTGGGTCTTGATGCCAGCAGTACGCTCCACATTATCTGCAATCTGACGCAGTACAGGATACTTTACGCCCATAACATCTTTAATATCATACTTACCGGGGCCAAAGATTTTCTCTACCGTTTTCGGGTCATTCCCGTTGACCAGTTCAGCAAACTTCTGCGGAGACTTCTGGTACAACTCCAATGCCTTTGCCGAGAGTTGCTTGGCGTTAATATCGCGCATACCAAGCTCAAACGTCTTGAGATAGTTACTCCAGCCAGTACCCCCGGCTTTTTCTATCGCACTGTCTATGAGTGGTTTGATCTCCATAGCCAATGAAGCAGCACGTTTAGCCTGTGCTTTCGGATCGGCACCTGCAAGTAGCCGTTCGACTTCGTTGTTCACTGCGCTCTTACGAATTTCGTATAATGCTCTAGCGTCGATGACTCCACCGTTCTTTTCAGTCCAGTCTTGTATCAGTATAGATATTTTATTGAGAACCCTACGGTTAAGATCGTTTGGCCCGATAGATGGGTCAGCAATCTTTTCTTTCAGTGCGCCGACAATAGTATTCGTGTTAATCGGCTCAAGACCATGTGCGGCCAAACTATCAAGTTGCCTTTGCGCGAAATCACGATCTGCCGCCTGACCAGCAGCAAGACGAGCATACGTTGAATCGTGAGATGCCATGTAAGGGAGAGCTTTCGCCGCTTCAGCAGCATCAGCAGTCATTAGACCATCAACAGCACCTTGCTTTGATGTAATCTTTCCTTGTAGGTTTGTAGCTATTGTTCCAGTATTGTTTGCCGCAGCAAGCTCCGCATCCCGCATAGGCGTAGTAATCGCATTCAGCGTACCACTTGCAGATTGACGAGCAACTTTAGCCTCAGTCTGATTAGACCCACCAGCAAGCCTAGCCAATGCAGCAACATCATTATTTTTCTGCGTATCTGCCAATAACCGATAGAACGATTCCTTATCGCCTCTCTTGGCGACTTCAGCCAACGCCTGCCATGTATCTTGATTGATACCGTAAGCCGCCTGTGCAGCACTCAAATCCGCAGGAGCAGCAGAATTTGCTGCCTGAATGGTAGCAATCTTTCCGCCTGCTGCCTCACGCGCAATTTTCCCTGCATTAACACCAGCAAGATTTCCTCTAAGCAAGTCCCACAAGAATCCAGTGCCTTTACCGATACCGGAGATTACGGGGGGTAACACAGCACTAGCAACAGCCCCTATACCTGCGCCGGTAGCCGCATCTTGTCCGGGGGTTACTGCGCCAACTGCGCCACCAGTTCCAGCCCCAGCGAGTACGCCTTGTCCGTACTGTCCGAGGTATCCGACTTTTGGGATAACTCTAGCAGCACCTTGAGCAGCAGCAGCAGCGCCCTTAAACGCTGTTCCACCAAGCGCCATCGCGTTAGGATCGAGTATTTCTCCGGTTAGATATAATCCACTGTTCGTGTCGACACCTGTCTGCGGGAATATCTTGTTTCCTAGGTTATTCTGTGGCTGTTGTCCTGTAACCAGCGTCGACAACGTATTGCTGCTAGGGAACAGGTTCGATACTGCATTGATTGCGTTCCTAGGAAGCGTAGTAAGCCCTGACAACAGATCAGCAGCCCCAGCGAGTATTGGGCTTTCGCCTCTGGCTAATGACTTGGCGGATGCTGCCTTGAACTCAGGGGTGACTTCAGCAGAAGTCGGCGCTGGTGACACGGCATCTTTAGGTTTCCATGTACTCGCGGCGAAAGCAATCGCCTGCTGTTCCGTAGCGCCATCAGGGGCGTCTACTGGAATAACAGAACCATCAGGAGCAGTGACATTATAGCGAGGCATAGCTATTACCCTTTTGGAATGCTGAAACCGGGGAAACTAGGGTGCGTAATTACTCCAGAACCTCCACTAGCAGCACCTTGCGCTCGTTTCAACATCTTCTGGTTAGCGTCTTGGAATTCTCTCATTGCTTTTATGAACTCAGGTTCAGACTGTGCTGTTCTAGCCCTAAGCAATGCTTGCGTACCCTTCTCACCTTCAATCTCGGTGATAGAACCACCACCCTTGAGTGAATCCTTATACGCTTGCAAGAACGCATCTCCAGTTACTTGGTCTTTCAATGCGTAGAAATTAGCCTTGTCGGTTCCCGGTATATATTGGAATCCCGGTTGTGCAGATGCGCCAACAGCAACACTAAATCCGGGGTGTGGAGATTTACCTCCCTTTGGAATTACAATTTTTCCGTCTTTAACAGTAGCGTCACCAATCATTTGATTGATAACGTCGCTAGTTTTTTGTACAGAGTCAATTATCTGCGGAAGTGCTTGTTGAGCAGCTATTGTATTTTTAGCCGTAACTGTTCCGGTTTCTTTCGCAGCAGAAATATTAGACGCAGCGGCAGCAGCACCAGCAACGGGAGCTAACTTCCCACTAGGAGTAACCGTTCCACCAAGTTCAGGAACAAACTTCCCAAGATTCGCACGATAGTTTTCCTGGCCTTGTGAATACACTGTATTTGGCGATGCTTTTTGCTGAATAGGCGCAGTGATTGGCTTGCCAAAGTTAGGCAGGCGAGGATTACTCTCCTCCATCCATGTACGCTGACCGTCGGTTTTCTCAACAGGCTTAGATGAAGTAAGCTCAAGCGTATCTTTAGCTGAAGCACCCATACCAGAAATCATTGCAGCGCGTTTCTCATATGGTAAAGCCAAGAGTTGATCTGCAATGGCCTTTGTTCTTGCTTTTTCAACAGGACTAAACAAAGGACTTGCTATACGATCTTCTAGGTGAGCCGTAATCTGTGCATCCGAAGGATTTACACTCAAGTCTCGTAAAGCAGAATCATTCATAGCTTTTTTCTCTGCGGCTATTTTGACTTGCTTTTCATTCATGGATACCCCATGAAGTTGCTGGTCTTGAATAGATTTAGACACAGCAATTCCGGGGTCACCGAATCGCATCAACTCTGCATGAAGATTTGGATTATTAGGATCAGCCGTTTTTAGGTAGTTTGTCAGTTGAGTCTTCTGCTCATCAGTCCTCTGCGCCGACGACAACTGATACTTACTTAACTCATTCTGCGACATGGCATGTTGCAACTGCATCACGTTAGCCATCTGAGCTAACTGATTAGGCAGTTCAATAGGTTTGATCTGCGAGTAGATTCCGGCATCAATAGGCATGATTATCCCCAAACTCCCTGATCAGGCGTTCCAGTTACGGTATTCTGGTATCCAGTACCCCAATTACTACCGCTGCCATTATTTCTCAACATATTTATCAGGTTATTGTTCTGGTAACTGCTCATACCCTGCCCGATAGCGTTGCTCCAAGCATTCGCTCCGGCTATACCGGCAGCGCCCTGAGCGTTCGCATTACCTGTAATTAGGTTGGTAGCGTTGTTGGCATAGTTGGCATTAGCCGCACCGATCTGACTGTTTGCGGTCTGCCCGATACCGGCCAATCCAGCCAGACGGTTGTATCCGGTGTTAGCTGCGTTCTCGTTGGCGTTATAGCCCGTCAGCGCCCTTCCGTAAGCATTCTGGTACTCTTGCGATGCCATGTCCTGTCCGTACCGCTGTGCGCCCTTTAAAGTGGCCCCTGAGAGCAATCCACCACGGGAGGCAGCCGAAGCATCTAGTGCTTTAAGTCCTTCAGACATCCTGAAGGCATAGCCGGGGTCTTTGTTGGCCGCGAAAGCATTAGCGTCGAAGTTGAACTGGCCGGGAGCGGCATAATTCTGCATCTTTCCCAGAGCATTAACCCCTGCATCGTGCCAAGGCTGTTGGTCAGCAAGTTGCCGTTGCCACATCTCCCTCTGTAGAGCTAGGGATTGTGCAGAGGCTTGAGATTGAGCGTCAGAGGCATTGGAAGCAGCGTTACTTCCCATCACCCCGCTAATTAGTGGCCCTGCAACTGCGCCGATAATTGATCCTACGTCGTTCTTTTGACCATGCCCGAAAGGGTCACCAATTGGAAATTCTGCGCTTAATGAACGCGCATTACTTCTGCTAGTGTGAAATGCGAACATAGTGTGTCACCGTTCCTTCCTTATGATCTTCATAGAATCCAAGTCTTTTCGCCAATGCGTGTCCAGCCTTGAATTCTTCGCTAACCGTTGTCTGTGTTACGTTAAGTAAATCCATTGCTTGTTTAAGTTTTGATATTCCAATCCTGCTCATTCCATAAGCAGATACATGAGCTGATCCATTCTTTTCTACTACAACTGCTATTGGCTCATCGTCACAAACAACCCATACATTCCAATCTGATATTGCATTAGCCAATCTGTCAAACTCTACTCCAAGCCTTCCGTTATGTCTCTCATAGAAAGTATGTAGTGCTTCGTCGTTTCCTTTAACTATGTTCAAGTCACTTCCCTACCAGAAGCACGGATCGTAATCGACATAGCTGCGCTCGCTAAAGCATAGATCGTTTCACCGGGATTCAGGATATGCCCGACAATCTCAGGGCAGGTATAGGTTGATCCCGCAGCTATAGACTTTTCCGAGATGATCGTATTAGTAGCAGAGGCAGTTCCGATATACACGGTAACTGTAGCCGCCGAAGCCGTCGTATTGCACAGCGTGAACTTGTCAATAATCGCCCTTACATTCGTTGCGGTATATTGCAGCGCACTCGACGTTGTGAGTTGTGCAGAAGCGATTAGTTCTTTAGGAGTAACTGACATATTTTTTCCTATGCAAAATATCCAATAATTACAATAGTGTCATCAACATAGGCTCCGGTTGCTAATGTAATGGAGGATGCTGATGTTTCTGTGTAGTCTGGAATCGTAAGTTTAGCTCCGTTCTTAAACACCAAAATAGAGTTGGTTCCAACAGAATAAGAGAATGTAAGCGGTATTACTGTTTGTGCTGCTGTTGTAGTGATTATGCTTTGTTCTGATCGAACAATTACTGATTGTTGCTGAATTGGAGCCAAATCAAAATAATCATCTTCAGTCTGCGGTGCTGCCTGATACAAATACTCATAAATCTCATTGTTGCTTTCAGGAGAGCTTGGCCCAACCATCAAATCCTGTAGCGATACATCAGTAGAACCACCCCCACACAGAACATACAGATTAAACAGAAACCGATACCACTCCGTTGATATAAGCCCTGTCGTATTATCCAAGAATGGAACTCTCGGAGCAGGAATCTGCGTTACATTAAGCATTCGTCGGACTCAATACCAATTCAGCGCCCATGATCGCAATCTTTACCGGATCAGTTCCCGATACCTCATATACCCTGTCACGCAGCTTAGTCGTCATTCCAAGTCTGCGCCATATGGTACGGAACCCATACTCTCCGCGCTTGCCCATAGACCGCCAGTGTTCGTTGCTCCATGTATGACCACCATCATCAGACCATCTAAGCATTACCTGCGGATCACTTCCTTGTCCTGTAGTTAGCCCCATCCCGGTTTCGCAATCAAGCTGAAGACTATGTTGGGATGTTCTTGTCAGATTGTTCTGACCCGTAGGCAATGCCCTCCAAGAGCGCATCCACTTCTGAATATCTCCGTTGTCTTCGTAAACATCAAGTGACAATTGGTAGATGTTACCGTTCTCAAAATCACCAATAACTATCGCACCATTAAAGTTACACTGACAGTTACCGCGAGTCCTTGTAAACAGTCCTTCAATAAATGATGCCCTTTCATGCCATACCTGAGTTGAAACGTCATAGCACCATGTTGTATTAGCAGATGGGAAATTCAGTACATAGAATGCGTGACCATCCTGTTGATAGGTATACGCAACAGCATCCGATATATCTGTGTATTCCTGAATCTGCCACTCAACAGCGTGTGTTGATATACGTTTTGCATTGTATCCAGAAGCCCTGTAAATGATCCCCTGACCTCTGTTATCCTTGCCAACCCAAAACAGCGAGTTGTCTAGTTTCGCAACAGAGAACTGAGCAACACATCCAATCTCGTTGAATGCTCCTTGAATTCTCTGTAACGGAAAGTCAGCGCCCCCAGAGTTGTACCAGACTTCGATGCTGTCGGTTCCGAACAGCCATACTTCTCTGTGGTCAACAGCAACACAAACTAATTCATCTGGCAAACCCTCTGCACTAGCAAAGTCGAGTGGGTCTATCGAAGACCCATCGTATAGACTAGTGATCCACAACTTCTGGCTGTTAGGTTCATTGAATACAAAGTATCCATCAAGATAGCCAACAGTCACTGCTCCTGGGAAGTCAGGGTCTGTTATCTGGCTGAACTGGTCAGTCGATTCGTTGTAAATATACGCATCAGGATTACAAGCAATGAACAGTTGTATCCCGTTATCTGCAATAGAAACAGACCCCGTACCGGATATTGCTCCTAAGTATCTTGGTGATTGCGTTATACCATCAACCTGATAGAACTCATTTCCAGAAGCAACGTAGAAATCATTCCCGTTAGTCTGGTGTGACCACAGACCACGAATCGGGCCTGTCCCAATCGTCTGAAGGAATCGCAGCCCCGGAGCACGATTCAAGAACCCCGCTTCCTTTCCCCCTTCCGGTGTAGCTTCAGGGAAAAGGTTGACCATACGGTTATCCGCAGCATTGACGCTACGGGCAACGTATGAGCTACCTAATATCGGGGACTTCATAGTAGTTAAAAATTACCCGAAAAAATATTAAATCTCTGCCTGGTTCCAACAATGCTATACGGCATCGACATCAAATCATCAGGATTGTTTTGACGCTTGATCGTGCGCTTGGCAACCATTGCAATCCGAGCGACAGACGGAGGCGGTTCAACGCCAAACTCTGCTGCAATCTCACAAGCAAGGTTGTATCGGAATGTACGGAGATAGCCCGGAGGTACTACCAATACAGTAGCCAGTGTCGCCGGTTGAGTAAGCTCATTCACCGAGATGAAGTGGAACTCAATATCCCGCGTAGGTACAGGATAGACGTACATTGACATATTCGGCATATCCATGTTCAGCCAGATAAGCTGTGGATAAGTCGATGTTACGGTCTTTACGGCAATACCATCATACTGAGACTGATTGATGATCTTGATGCCATACGACACATTGGTAGACGCATCTCGGAAGTAGGTTGAATCATCCAATGCAATAGGACGATTACCAATAAAATCACCAGATGGCCCAATGGTTCTGGAGATAGTAGACGCAGGCCATGTGAAGGTCTGGTCTTGAGTAGCGTATATGGAAAGACGTTCTGCTGACCAAGAATCAAGCATCTGATTCATTGCATAGAGCGCATCCTGTACGGTATCAGCAGAGGCGGTTTCGCCTTCTGCAAGCATTCCTATTAGCCGTAATGCTCCGTTGATTTGGTCACCAGCCGTGCTAGACACTATATCTCTCCTTCAACCGCTAATTCTTTGCGTCGGTATGGTCGTTTCACTGATTGTTCCAGCGCCGCAACTTCAGGAGAATCTACTTGCGTAGCATCAGTATAGCGCAACCATCCGTTAATTTCATCATATTTCGCCTCAGCCTCAGTACAGGCCACTTTTGACCCATGAATAGGGTGCGATAGGTAGATTACGGACATAGATCACCTCCCGGCTGGCGGCGCATGAAATTGTGGAAATTCCCTGGATACGCCTTGTCTGCACTGTGATGCGTAATATCCAAGTCTGGAATCAGCCATATGTTCTCCCCAAGGCAGCGCCAGTTCCGGCTAAATGCGTAATCCTCGCCGTACCACACGCCCTGATGCACTCCATGATTGAACAGGTCAACAGAATACCGATAGGGGCATCCGTACAGGAGTTCTGGGTATCCACGCATAAACTTGTGAATAGCAGTTTTTGTTACCTTGAGAAAACCGGCTGGAACAAACTCAGCGTTGATACACCCATCCTCACGGCACACAGGGTATCCCGCAGCATCTTCCTTGAGCGTAGCCATGTACGCTTCTGGCTCTTTCTTGAACCGATAGGTTCCAGCTACAACGTCCCCCTTGGTTTCCAATAGCTTTAACAAATCTTTCGGTTTCCATGAAAGATCGTAATCCAGATAGATGATTACATCAGGATCGTGGTCTAGCGCATTGCGGGTCATAGTTGCACGGGCATTGCTGATGTAGGGCGACCCTACAATCTGTGCATAACCCTCATCCCACCCTGCTGCCTTAATCAAAGGGATAGATGCGTCTAATGCCTCTAAATACGGTTTTGTTGGGCCACATATGGAAGGTGTGGCAAAGATAACCTTCTTCTTCTTTTCCGGTTCTTCAGTCATTTAATGCCAATCCCCAAAAGGTTATATCCACACATTGCGGAGGTTTCCCCAATAGAGAATCCCGCGTCAAGTATGGATTGCTTCAGAGTTGCCGGGACAAATCCCGTATGGTGTGCCATGTAAGGCATTTTCTCTATCAGACTCTTTTTTCCGTAAAACATATCCAACCCTGTAATCGGGCCAGCAGTAGAGTCGTAAAGAACTTCCTCAGTAGGAGAAACGCCATCAAGGTTTGGCACAAACATCAAAGCGAATCCACCTGGTTTTAATACCCTGTGGAATTACTTCAGTGCTGTTTGGACTTGGTACTGATTAACGTGTTCCAAGACATGGCTGCTATAAACGATGTCGTATTCGCCTATATTCCCCATATCAAGAAGATTTGCGACTATGTGGGGTTTATAGTCATCGACTATATCAAGACGGACTTCTTCACAGTCTTGCAGAAACTCAGGGCAGGGAGAACCCCCACACCCGACATGAAGAAGCCGCCCTGAGAAAGTTATCCCCAGAGCGGCATCGAACTTCATGCTTATGCAGCACCCTTCCACAGACCAATAGCAGTCAGCGTATTCATAATTTCAATGATCGCCGCCTTGACATCGGTTGTGATGTCTGCCGAGGATGCCGTTGCAACAAGCGCCGTACCCTGTGCAGCGCCGGAACGCTGAACGATGGGAGTAACGCCATAAGCGCCAACCTTGCTTGCAGTAGTCGTACCCACATTGATAGTAGCAGTTGAGCTACCAATGCTGATCGTACTTGCACCGGAACCAACGGTCAGCGTTGCCGCTGTGCCAAAAGTTACGGGTTGGCCGGAAGCGCCGACTACCAGAGTTTCATTGGTATTGCCATCACCAACTTGCTCGCCATCACCAATTTTCGGAAGTGCCATTTCAATCTCCTTTAATTAAGCTCCACCCTTCCACAAGCCAAGGGCTGTGAGGGTGTTCATGACTTCGATAAGCGCCGCTTTCATTCCCGTAGTAACGTCAGCCGAAGATGCCGTTCCAACAGTAGAAGTTCCCTGCGCCGCACCAGACCGTTGAGCGATAGGAGTAGTACCGTAGAAACCGGCAGTTCCTCCATTAGCTACTGTATCGCCAATGATCGCACCGTCAAGTTGGGGATCGCTAAAAGCAACCCCCACTGATTTAGTGTTGGTCGCCATGATCAACCCCAAATACGGCAAGCCATCTCAGGACGCATAACAGCATAGCCGTACAGAACATCAATACGGCAAGGCAGACGGTCATTGTTGATGTCGTACTGGCGCACGATACGCATGGAAATACCGTTATGGACTTGACGCGAAGCCATATCAACACCCTGCGGCATGATAAGGTCAGCAGTCGCAAACGTGATCGCATCCTTGTGATACACCAAGTTCTGCGGATACACACCAGAAGTCGAGCCGAGGAATGTCAGCGTACCCGTAGTAGCAACAGGGAAAGCATCAATAGTAGCCAGGGCATGAGCAGCAGTGTACATCGGAGGCGAGACATTCAGCGTACCCGTGGTCGTCGAGGAGATGTTCAGGTCAGCCGTAACTACGAACTGCTGGAGTGAACCAGTAGAAACGCGAGTCTGCGGATTAACCGAATACACACCAGAAATGGTGAATACGTCACCAATCTTGAACGTGGGCGAACCGGACGTAAAGCTAATGTCCAGAGTAGACTGACCTTGAGTCGACACCGTAGTCGCAACGATAGGAGCAGTCGGAGTAGTGCCGCGAGTATGGCTCGTAATCGACTGAGACATATTCACTTCGCTATAACCCAGAACGCCTTCGCCCATCATGCCGGTCTGGAACTGGCGGCTGATAGTGCCGGTAGGATTGAAGAAACCCTTCATGCCTTCAACCAGACCAGCGTTGGCAGCAGGGCTAACCGTGCAGTAACGCGGGTCTTGCATGGCGGCGGCTTCGTTCAGCTTCTGTTGCGCTTGCAGCAGAACCAAAGAAGTCGAAGGAGTCGTACCGGGAGTACCTACCGATTGGTAAATGCTCTTGTACGCATTGGCAACGTCAGCATCAATACTGGAAGCCAGTTGCGAAATACGCGGCTTGAGAACGATGTCAGCGAAGTCTGACAACTGCATGGTCAGTTCAGCAGTGGTGAAATTAACACCAATATGCTTTTGGGTAGCAAGGTTCAGCGTGGTGTACTGTTGGTTTTCATCCTGCACTTGCAGGGCTGCACCAGTAGTAACCAAAGCGCGGTCAGGTTTGCGGATACGAACCGAAGAACCAATCTTCGCACCTTCAACAGCAAAGGCCGAGTCGTATTGGCGGTTCACATTACGGGTCAAGACCAGCGAGTTCTCTAGAATTTCCAGAGCCTTTCGCGTGATCATGTCAATCGTCAGGATGCTGTTACTCACGTTAAATTCCTTTCAAGTAGTTAGCGTTGTCTCGCTTCCAGTCTTTTGCGTTCCCGTTGGCGCTCTGCTGCGATCCATTCCGACGTACTCATAGTCTTGATAGACCGAGGATCAGTTGTATCGTATGACGGGGTTCCCGCCGTGCGAGGCGTTACAGGTGCAATCGGCGCTGGGGCGCTCGACGTTCTTTTTGCTACTGGCGGTTCAGAAGCAAGTTTAGCTTCGATTCGCCCTATTTCTCTAGCCTGTACGAGAGGAGCAAGACGCGAAATACGATCTGCTTCCTTGGGGTTCGTTCCGAGGTAGTAAGCTACATCCGGCCCGACATCCGAGGATTGAATCGTCTGCGCCATAACGTCCGTGATTCGGAGACTTGGGTTGTATGCGACTTGTTCAAAGTCATCATACTTGTTCCGAGCTTCTTCTTCCTTTTCGTGATAAGCGCCAAGCACTTCCGACTGATGCCTACTTGCATCTCTCTCCGCAACCAGACGCTCCGCTTCTGCCCTGATCCGCGCTGCATCAAAGGCTTCTTGCGTTTCAAACTGGTTCGGATCAAGTGGCGCAGCAGGCATTGCAGACTTAACTTCAGCCTGTCGTTGTGCCTGTTCCCGTTCCCACTTCCTTTGTTCCCGTGCAAGCCGTTTCCCTATGGCGGCATCAAGTTCCTCTTGTGTGAAGACCTTGGCTGCTTCCGCAGGTTTTTCTTCGGTTGCATCTACCGGCGCTTCATTACCTGGTTCAGTCGATGCCGTATCGGACTGTTCCGGCGCGGGTACTTCCGCTAATACTTCAGGTGACTCTGTGACTACTTCGTCTGACATTTGTAACCTCCGGGGCGCATCACTGCGTTGCCTTTGGTTCCCGGTAATCGTGCCGGTACGTTACGAATAATACGCTATATTCAGTTTAGCACCAGCCACTTGCTCTATGAACCTGATGCCCATCAAGTCGCCATCATAACTGATTGGCTTGTAGTTTGATTCTATCTATTGGTCGCACTACAATTTCTCCCAAGCATTCAGCTTCCAACTCCACGCCCTGTCCCACTTGTACGGACACAACTCCCACTCCATCGGGAACGGGTTCCGGTTGTCCAGTACCCAATCCTGATCCCCTAGTGTCACGACAAGGACAGCATGGTATTCGCCTGTCTCGACGTAGCAACACGCCAGCCGTAGCAGTTCCACCGGCCAGCCCATCTTCACCAATGCTCGGAGCTTGGCAACGGCAAAGTTGCTGCACGTTCCACCGTCTGTGTCATCGTCAATCGGCTCCCACAGCGGATCGACTTCTGCGGTGTAGTCGCAGCGATTGATCTGGTGATTGACTGCGGTTAGCTGATCGAGGTTCACTTCCCACACTCCACAGGCTTGGGTTGCTTGGCACAGTGAGTCTCCCACCCGACCGGGGATGCGACTATCTCGCCGGTTCCGATGAGATGGCTTGGGGTGCAAGCTGTGGTACTTAACAGCGAGGCCGACAGGAGGAGGAGGAGGGCTAGGGTTTTCATGTGGTGGTGATTGCCTGAAGCTCGCTGTTGCTCAGTGCGCGTTGCCATAGTCGTACATTACGAATAGTTCCGCCAGTAACTACCGCAGCACCTAGTCCATTCCCAACTCGTATAGTTGTCACAACAGGGGTTGTTCCACTAGTATCTGGAGTACCGGCGGTGCCATTCACAACAAACCTAAAGTCATTGGTGAAAGCCACGTTTGCCGTCTTAAATGTAACCCCAGTGTTTGTGACCACGTTGGGGATTATTTCCCCTGCTTGAAGCGCGCCCCCGGTAACTGTAAATGTTCTGATATTTCTACTTCCGTCAAAGTATTCAGTTGTGCGGTTATTATCGGTTCCATCATCTATTTGGAGCAATACGGGGTTATTGGAGTATGCACCATTCATTGTCACTTCTTTGTAGGAACTGAATCCACCAGCGGCTAAGATATTCCCCGCACTCGGATACGTCAGCACATCAGCCGCCCTCG